CTTTTGGGTGTATAAACTTCTTTTGTCCTGCGATTAGATTATCTAGAACTAACACCTTACACTTGCGGTCTTCTATCAAGTGATTAACTAGGTGTGAGCCAAGAAATCCCGCTCCACCAACCACACATACGTTTTTTTTTCTTATTTCTCTCATTTAGTAGCTGTTATTGTTAAGTCTCTCTCTGGTCTGTTGTGTAATCCACCGTCTTCTCGTTTTATGTTCTTAAATCCTGCCTATAATAGTAAGGGTTCAAGTGTCTCATAGCACCAAGCCCAAGTGTGTCCTTTTGTTTTATCCCAACCAAATAATTGCATTGCTCCATTTGTTCCGTTTATTATCTCTGGGTCATCAGAATAAACTATTGTTTTAGCTATCTTTTTTAGGTCGCCTGTTTCTATGATTAGTTTACTGCCAATCTTTAACCAACGATACCACTTTTCAAACAATAGGGGTGCTTCTTTGGTATCAATATACATCATAAAATGTGAGAGTAGTATCTCGTCTACAGAATTGCTATCCCAGTTCATTATTTTAATATCCTCTTTTTTATCTGTCTTAAAATCACCCATTGAGCAGTCGTCAATGTTCATATAATCTTCTCGGTAGTCATTACCGCTTGCAAGATTTAGTTTGAATGGTTTTTTGAGAGTTTCTTCCATAGTTTAACGTGGTTTTTTACATAATTTGCCCAAGTCCAGTCCTTTACACTGTTATCACTTAATCCTACAAATATCTGATTGAGTTCTTCTTGGGTATTAAAGTAGTAATCAAGTCCTATGTCTAAATGATAACCCTGTGGGGTAGAAATGGTCTTTAATCCAGCGTTTTTAGCGTCTAGGATAGCCATTGAACCCTCGTCTTGTCCAAAATATAGACAGTAATCAGAAGACTCTAGTATTCTTTGGTGTGTTTCTGCTTCAAACTTGGCAAAATAGTCTACTTGTAATCCTTTTGCTACGAGTGGTGCAAGAATGTCTGACCAACCACTACCCATTACTCTAAAAGCCCATTGATTAAGGTCAAGTGTTTCTACAAGCCGAGCAAACATTTCTTCTCGCTTACAGTTATCTGGGTAGACATTTGTTAGTATCGCCACGACTTGAAATCTGCGTTTTACGCCATCGTGTGCAGGTAAGACATAAGTTAGCTTTTCTGCTGGCAATCCAAGTGCTACAAGCTCCTTAGGAAGTGCGGAGGACATACAAATACCCATATCAGCGGTTTCTAAACTCTTTTTAAGTGCGTCAAACTTGTATCCTTCCCAGATGTGAGTAACCATCAAAGTATTTATGGTGCTTGAGTGTTTATAGGGTAGATAGTTTATGTGGTGGTTTACATCTGCTTCAGGTTCTGGAACATTACCCATTGTTACCTTTACATCTTTCACTTTTTCCAATTCGTCATACATTTTCTGTGCAAACTTTGTGAGTATGCCATTGTTAAATGCCATTTCATAATTGATTAAATGCACGTGAAGTTTTTTTATAGCCATAGGTCGTTTTTTAAAGTCCATTTAATATATCTATCCAAAGACTTTTCTAATAACATTGGATATGAGAAACCTGTTTCTTTAAGTTTAGCACCATCAAGGGCATATCGTCTATCGTGTCCAGGCCTTGTTGCGTGGAAGTCCTCAAACTTATAGTAGAGTTCTTTGCCCATTAAACTTGCTATGAGCCGAGCCATAGAATAGTTATCAATCTCCTTATCCCCAACGATATTAAACCTCTCTGGGCGGTCAATAGACCCTTCGTCTGTGTAGAATACTGGTTTAACATTTTTTATAATGTGTAAAAGTGCAGACGCTACGTTTCTTGCGTGGATATAGTAACGAGAACCTATAAAACCTTTTTTACCATGGATTGTAACTGTTTCACTCTTGTTTATTTTACTAATACACATAGCGAGGAACTTCTCTTTGTCTTGTCGTTCTCCAAACACGTTCATTGTGTTTGTAATGATTACAGGAACATTGTAGGTTCGCCAGTAAGACACCACTATTGCTTCTTGTGATGCCTTTGAAGCACTGTAAGGATTGCTTGGTAGGATTGTAGACCACTCTTTGTGATTTACTCCGTCTGGGGCAGAACCATATACTTCGTCAGTAGAAAACTGGATAAACATTTTAGGTTTTAACTCTCTCGCCAGCTCTAACATATTCAAAACTAAGTTTACGTTGTTCTGTATAAAAGGAACTGGGTCTGTGATACTCCTATCAACGTGGCTGTCAGAAGCAATGTTTATTATGTAATCTATGTGTCCTATTCTTTGTTTGGTCTGGGCGGTAAATGGTGCTGTAAGGTCGTGAGTAATAATCTTTACTCTGTCTTTATGGGTTTGATAGTTGTCATCTTCTAAAATCCTTTCGGGTGTGCCTTTGTGTTGCCAACTAGCTATTCCTACAACTTCCCAGTCGGTTTCTTTTAAGATGTGAGATAAAACGTGTGAACCTATAAAGCCCGACACGCCAGTAATTAGTACTATCATATTAGTTTCCAAAAAATACTTCTGCTCCGTCTTTGGTAGCAATTATATCAAGCGTATGTTTTACTAAGTCTATCGCTTCCTGTCGTGTTCTGTGGGGTATTATTCTTCCACCCAACTCAATTACATAGCTTGGGTCACGTTCTTCTTTAATATCACCACTAGGAATAGGACAGATGTCTATTCCACTTAGTTTTATATTGCAAAGTTGTGGGCGGTTAGAGTTTGAAACAATAGAAAGTCGTGGGTCTATGGCTTGCAATTCCAATTCAAAATCTTTTGTGGTCATTTGTTTAATTCTTTATAGGTTTCTTGTGCGTTGATAATAAGTAATAAACACGCAGAAGCTATATCAGCCATCTTGCGTGAGTTTGGTTTTACTGCTGTCCCGTAATTCTGTCCGTTATACTTAAATGTGTAGCCGATTTTACCGTTCTTAGTTAGAACGTCTATATCAAATCCTTCTGGCATAGTTAGAGTGGAAATATTATCCATTACTTGAAATAATAGCAAACAAAAAACCACCTGTAAAGGTGGCTCTCTGTGGATAACTACTACTATCGTTAGAAAGTTGCAGTTGTTGCTCCTGCTGTTGAAGTTTTAATTTCAATTACCCAATTTGAATTGAGTGTCTTTGTAGCAAAAGGCATTTTCCAGCCAACTGTACTAAACATATTGAGTGGATTAAATGTGTCATTTACTCCAGGATTTTTCACAATCACTGTTGGTGCTGTGATAGACCCAATGTTTACTACTCCGTAAGCATTTTTTCCGAAAATGAAAGTTGAGTATACGTTAGCAACACCTGCTGATGCAGCTGAAACAGGTGTTCCTGAGAATCCTCCTGAAAGGGCTACATATTGGTTGTTAGTTTCTACAAACTCTACTCCGTGAAGTTTACCTACTACTCCTCGCTCAATAGCGTCAGAAGTTGTGTATCTGTGAGCGTCTAGCCATTCACTGTTTCCAAAAAGGTCATATGAAGATGCTGGACCAATAATTCCACGATACAAACCTGACTCAAAGCGTTGTGCTTTGTTGAGTTTAAGTGTTCGGACTGCTTTTCGGATTTCAAGACCTGTCATAACGTCTGTCAAATGAATGTCAGTAATTAAAACTGCACCTGCAGCAATTTGAGCTGTAGCACCAGTGTGTAATTCGTTACGGATAAGTTGGTCAATACTTTCTCCTGCGTTCTGTCCGTGAACTTCAATGTGTTCTTTAAGACCCACATCTATCTGTGTCATTGAGAATAGAGAAGATACGTTTGTTACGTTTCCATATTCTGCAAGTGTTGCAGATACCTGTGTAGAAGTCATTGCGACTTCTCCGGGATTTGTTGATTCCGATAGAGCTGTAGTTATAAGAGCTAGAGGAGAAAATCTACTCCATCTTACGACTGCACCGCTATTCATAGGAACATTCTTAACTTGAGCGCCGAAATCGTGTCGGAGTTCAATTTTAGCTCGGTCTAAAAAGACTTTGTCGTAGTAGACCTGAACTGGGGTAATTAAACCCGCTGCTGATGATGCCATAAATAATAATGTTAATCAGCGTGGGGCAAAAGTTTTGCTAAATCTTCTTTTGACATATTACGCATATCTTGTTCGGTATACTTTCTTTCAATTTCAGAGAGACCTGAACCACTGTTTGCTTTCGCAGAAGCGTCTTCGGCTGTTCTCTGTTCTTTGGAAGCCTGTAAACCTAACACTAGAGGATTTGCTTTGTCTTCTAGTATCTTTGCACCGCCATTGTGCATAATTAAGTCTATTTCAGACTCACTATACCCTTGACGATACAACTTGAACTCGTCTGCCTTTAGAATGTCTGAAGGTTTAGGAACTTCTGTCTTTGCTGGGGTGATAATTTTCTTTTTTGCATTACGTTCAGCGATAGCTTTCCATTTAAGGGCTTCCGCCTTGTAATCCGTAGTGTCGTCTACGGTTTCAGTATTGGTTTCTTCTACTGTTTCCTCATTGTTTTCAAGGGCAATGTCCTGATTTTCCTCATTTTGCATAGCGAAGGTGCTAGTTAGTCATTCATTGTTGGGAATGATACCGCTAATAATACTTTTTGAACGGAAGTATAACCGATATTTTAATGTTGCTTAAATGCTCCGTAGCTACCTTTCTTTTTTGATTTCATCTTGTTTGGAAGTGCTTTAATACTTTTTGTCTTTGAAGCAAACTCTTTTGCAAGCTCTGGCTTTTTTGCAAACATATACTTTGCTTGTGCTTTTGATTTGAAAGGCATAGTTATATATTTGAGCCAGCTTTGGCTACTTTATTTTGTGGAACTGTGTCTTGAGACACATTTGGATATTTATACTTCGCTGCTAAGTTTTCGTTGCTTGCTGTTGTGTTCAAACTCGTGTCTGAATTAGTTGTGCTTGCTGTCTTTAATGAAGCTGGAACATAATCTCCACCTACTGACGCACTTCCACCTATTACTGGAGATTTTGCGTCTAAAGAAGCTGGCTTTGCGAACTCGGCAGAGCCATAAGCGTCTACACCCATAACTGGCTGACCTACTAAACTGTTTGTTTTTTCTGGGTTCATAATTTTTATCTAAATATATTCTTTTTATCTAATAATTTATCCGACCTTATCATTCCTGATTCTCTTGTAAATCCTATCAAGGCATCGTAAGATAACTTCCTTGCTATAACTTCTGCCTTAACGTGTTCTGCTGGCTGTTTATTATCTATTGTTGTCAAATCTAGTAACGGGTTTATAAACTCCAATACAAGTTCTTCAACTTGATACCATTCTGGGTCTTGCAAAAATCTTTTAGGAATTGTTTTCATATTTAATATGCTCCGCCTTGTGAATTGCTAACTGAATCCATTTCTCCAACACAACTTCCTTCTGCTTTTGCACTAGCTTCTCTGTCGTTGTTTGTCTGACGAGTTTCATCTTTGTAGATTGAAACAGCTCCTTCTCTGACAGCATAC